TCTAAATCACTATTTCTTAGTAAACTATTAGCCTCATATACTAGTTGAGTCATATCATGTAAACTACTACTAGTTTTAGTTACATTAGATATTATATCAGAAGCTATCGCAGGGGCAAATCTACCAGCACTTATATAAAACATCATTATATTCTCTTGTAATTCTTTTACTATATTACAATCTAGTACGGCTACTGTTGTAATTTTTATTTCACCACCTAATTTGAACTCTATTAAATTAAATCCGCCATAAGCGGCAGCTACTTGGTCTTGGCTACCAACACTTTCCTTTAATATTTCTTGTTCTAAGTATAAGGCTTTTTTAGATAACTCCGGTTTAGAGATATATTTTCCTTTTAATCTAGTTAAAGCGTTGATTAATCCTACTGAAAATGAGGAACTAGATCCGGTACCTGTTCTAGCGGGTAGATCACCTAAATGATGTAACTCTATACCTTTACTATCATCAAACTCTAGATATTGTAATCCGGCTTTGACAGCCGGATGTAATATCTCTGATATAGATTGTGTAGATTCTATATGTGACCATACTATAGTATGTTTATGAGTAAAGAAATGGGGTAAATATCTACATGTAATATAGCAATATTTATCAATAGTAGTGGATAATACTGCGCCCCCGTTTTCTAGATACCAAGCTGGATAATCAGTTCCTCCGCCGAAGAAAGACATCCGATAAGGGGTTCTAGATATAATCATTATAATCTATTCCTCCTCATCCTCTTTGTCCTTGTTTTGGTAAGATAGATTCTTACGATCTTCTCTCTGATCGATACGCTCTCCTACTTTTAAGAATCTATTACCTACTTTATGTAATCTCGAACTTCTATTCTTAAAACAAGTACCTATATAATATCCGTTTTGAAACTGTATTGTCCTATTTTTGATCTTTGCCATTTCATCTTTAAGTTGGTTCTCTGTAGTTACACCTATCTCAGGAGCTCTTACATAACCGTCCTCAAACTCTCGGTCTCTACAAAGGTTTGCAAACTGTAGTAACATGTCCTTCCCCTCGCCGCAACGTCCTGATTGAATTCCGACTCTCATAAAGTTCTCCTTCCTAATTTCTTAGAATTAATATATACCTTTACTTATCCTACCCCTATGGTAGTCAAGTAAGTCCACTAAAGTCGTCTCTAGTGGAATTTCTGGTTCCCAATTTGTAGCTAACTTAAACTTACTAACATCTGGGATTTGTAATGTTACATCTGATGGTCTCAATAAACTGGGATCTACTTCGTAACTTATAACTCTATCCGTCATAGATATTAATAATCCTAACATTTCTCCTATAGTAGTTGTAGTGTTTCCGCCTATATTATATACCTCACCAGCTGGACATTTTTCTAATAGTAGCCAGTAAGCTTTTACTGCATCCCTTACATCTTGAAATGTTCTAACGCTATTTAAGTTACCTACTTTCATGGAATTCTTTAATATACCTGCTTCTATAAGTGCTATTTGTTTAGCAAAAGCAGATTCCGCAAATACATCTCCTCTCCTTGGACCAGTATGGGTAAACATTCTAGTTCTAACTATTTCCATTTTATATGATAAATAATATTGGAGAGATATCATATCTTCACCTACTTTAGATACTGCATAAGGTGAAGCTGGTCTAAATGGATTAGTTTCTTTTATAGGTATTTCATCCTTAGTTACTTGGCCGTATACTTCTGAACTAGAACATATATGTATTCTAGGATTTATACCTACTATCCTTATAGCATCAAGTAAGTTAGTAGTGCCTATAATATTAGTATCTAATGTTTCTGCTGGCATCTTAAAACTTACTTGTACATAAGATTGTGCTGCTAAATGGAATATTAGGTCTGGTTTTACCTCTTTTAATATTACTATTAATGAGTTAAGATCTTTAATATCCCCTAAATGAATTTTGATCTTGTTTTTTATATGTTGTATGTTATCTAAAGGTGATCGCCATCTAGCTATACCGTGTACTTCTGTACCCGGATGATTTTCTAATATATAATCCGCTAGATGACTGCCCACCATTCCCGTTATCCCTGTAATAAGAACTTTCATAAATTACTCCTCTAAAATACGGTTAAAAGTTACTAGCTTTGGTTTTAAGCCTCTTATAAAGCTTTTATAGGTTAAAATGGTCCTTTAAATTTCTTATATAGGTCTGCCATACTTGTTTCATCTGGTAAAGGTATACTATGCATATTCTTACCAGTTACTAGTTTAATTATAGCTTTTACTAAATCTCTTTGGTTAGGGTAAAATATATCTTCTAAAGCTTTCGCTGTAGGGCATGTAGTGAATTTCATACCTAAACTTACTATAGGTGCTTTTAGTAAAAATGGATTAACTTCACATACAATTCTACTTACTTCGGCAGCTACTCCAAAAGGTAACCAACTTGTATCAGCTACTAATAATTTACCTGTTTTAGATAAGCTATTTAATACGTCTCCCCATCCTGGATGAGATATACAATTAAGGTCTATTATTTCACAATCTATACCGTATTGTTCTAAATATTTAGCTGCTCTTATTGCTTCTAGTACCATAATACTTGTAGCTATTATTGTTATATCCTTTCCTTCTCTTACTATAGTAGTATTTAAAGGATATGGGTTTATTTCTCCTACTAAGAATTTTATATCATATAATAATCTATGTTCTATAAATATTATAGGATTATTATAATGTAAAGCCCAAGTATACCAATCTAATATAGATTGGGAGCTAGCTGGCATAACTACTGTTAATCCTGGTATATGGGAGAATATAGATTGAGGACTTTGAGAATGTTGAGCGCCTTGTCCCCAACTTCTACCTATAACCATCCTTATCATCATGGGTAATTCAAAATTACTGTTAAACATATATCTATATTTAGCTGCTAGATTTATTATTTGATTAGCTGCAACTAAAGAGAAATCAGCTCTCATATGTGTATTTATAGGATATAGCCCATTTAAAGCAGCGCCTATACATATACCAGTTATTCCCTCTTCTGCTAGAGGTACGTCTATTACCCTATCTGGATATTTGTCTACTAATCCTAATGTAGTTCCGAATATACCTTTAGGATCTGACACGCCTTGCCCCACAATTATAGTTCTGGGATCTGTTAATGAGTTATTCATTACTTGATATAACGCTTCTCTATATGACATTTCCATCTATATCACCCCCATATATAGGTCATATAATTTTGGGTAAGGACTATTTTCGGCAAATTCAACAGCTTCTTCTATTTCTTCCTTTATAATACTACTAAACTTATTTATTAATTCAGTATTTTGGATAAGTGGATCATGACTTTTCCATAAATTGTATTCTGTTGTATCTCTTATAGGCAAATTATGATCCTCACTTATACCAACATGTTCTTTATATCTATAGGTATTAAACCATATAAAATGTGGTTTTCTATTACTTCTTACAGCTTCTATAGCTAATCTTGCTATTATATCTACTTTGCCTAAATCATATCCTTCATATAATTCCCAAGTAGTTATACTATACAAACTAGCTTGTTCTATTAAACTATAATCCTGTCTTTTATCTTTTTTAGTATAGGAAGCCAATCCATTATCTTCGCATATAAATAATATAGGTAACTGATGTAATCCTGCAAAGTTTAGAGATTCGTGATATACACCTTCTTCAGTAGCTCCATCACCAAATACTGTAACTATTATATGTTCTTTATTAAGTAATTTAGCTGCTAAAGCTGCACCTACTGCGTGAGGTATAGTACTAGATACTAACGCACTTGTACCCATTAAATTTACTTCTGGGGCTGTAAGATGCATAGATCCGGCTTTACCGCAACAATTACCAGTAGATTTTCCATAGAGTTCTGCAAACATTGTTTTTAGATCTCCACCTTTAGCTAAGTAATAGGCGTGAGATCTATAAGTACTGAATAAGTAATCTTCTTGTTTGAGGTTGTTACATATACCAACAGCTATTGGTTCTTGACCTATAGAAAGGTGTACAGGTGATTGGATCTTATCATCGGGGAATAGTTCTATTATTTTTTCCTCAACCAATCTTATTCGTAAAGCGTCATAAAAGATTTTTTCGAATGTATTCTGAAAAATCATTATCTCCACCAAATTTCATAAAAAATTTATTAGCTACATTACATCTTTCTGGAGTGCCTATGTCAAATAGAGGATCTTTAGTCGTTATTGTATATAAACTCCCCTCTTTGGCTAATTTAGGAAACACTTCTCTTTCTAGTGATACTATACCTTCTGGAATATAATCTAGTATTCCTGGATTATTTAGTATATATACACCGACATTAACTAAACCGGGAGCTTTTTCTCCGGTTTTCTCTACAAATTCTATTACTTTACCATCTTTAGTTATAGATACATTACCATATTCACTAGTATCCTTTAACTTTGTTAGTAGTATAGTAGCTTTAGCATTACTAGATAAATGAATATCTAATAATTTTTGAATATTAAATCTACAAAAAGAATCTCCATTTAATATTAAAACAGTATCTCCAATTACTTCACAAATATTATTTCTTATTGCGCCTCCAGTACCTAGTAACTCTTCTTCTATATTGTAATTAAAGTCAAAAGAAAAATCTACATTATTAAACTTATTACAATAATCTATAATATTTTTGGGCTTGTATCCTAAAGCTAAAACAACGTTATCGACTTCTTGTATATATAAAGCAGTTAATAGCCAATGTAAAAATGGGTGACCTCCTATATTAACCATACATTTAGGTAAGTCTTTAGAAACGATTTGTAATCTTGTACCTAATCCACCAGCTAATATAATACAACTAAGCATAAAGTTCTTGTATCCTTCTTGTTGTTTCTGCTTGTTCTTCTCTATACAAATATGTTATTGCATCTGGATGTTCTACGTATGTGGATAACTCTATAGGTATTCTTAGAAATTTATAACCTTTTTTAGCTAATCTTAGATAATACTCATAATCAGATGCTCTTAAAAAATTTATATCCTGTAATTCCCCATTATCTATAATTCTTTTTCTTATAACTACATGTGGTCCTAAATAAAATAATCTTTTTAATGTATTAAAATCAAAATCGGATTTAGGTCCAGTAGCTACAAATTTTCCATCCTTATCTACTCTTATATGATCTCCATATACTACATCTATATCTTTTCTGTTACTATATATATACACATATCTCCCAAAAGCATCCTCTCGTAATAAATCATCTACAGATGCTACCAATATAATATCGCCTTTAGCTAATGGATAAATCCTATTATAAGTATCTGTGACGGGTTCTAAAGGTACTCTTAATACGGTTATATCAAAGTATTTAGAATATTTTTCTACTATTGTTTCTTCTTCTGGGGTAGGATCATTTAGTGTTAATATTATCTCAAAATTAGTATATATTTGAGATCTCATATTTTCAAAGTATTTTTCTAAGAATTCTCCAGAGTTATAAGCAGAAGTTAATACACTAATTTTTAGGTTATTATCAACTATTGGTAAATCTGGATATTTAGATTTATATGCTAGTTGTAAAAACCTAGAAACTTGATCTTCTATATTAAATTTTTCTGAGTATTCTTTAGCTTGGATAGATCGGATATTATAGTAAACACTATCTTCCATTAAATTCTTAATTTCAGTTATCCATTTATCTATATTATTTGGTGGGTAACAAAACGGGGAGCAGACGGCTTCTGGTAAACCGCCTTTATCTGATGCTATTACTGGTATACCGTTTAAAGATGCTTCTACAGCTACTCTACCAAAAGCTTCTTGTATTAGAGTAGGTATAACTAATACTTTAGTTTTTTCCCATACCTGTTTCATATCTTCTGTAGGTGGTATATGTTCTACATTTTTAGGTAACACTTTTACATCTAATTGACCTACTATAAGGTAATTATATTCTGGTAATTGTTTAGCTATATCTAAAAATAAGTTAACTCCTTTTTGATTGGTACCTTGTATCATTGTTATACAATTACCTATAGTATCTACTAAATGTTCTTTAGGGTCTATAAAAGGGTATATAGTAGTACAAGGTATATTATATACAGCTCTTACTATATTACTAACAAAATCACTGCAACCTGTAACTATAGATTTCTTAAATAATGGGTAGTAACTACCTTTAGTAGTACAAGGTTTACCTTGTAAACATATTTGATCACAAGTACTCATCTTACTAGAGTTTATACAAACAAATTCAAAAGACGGTATTCTTAGTATTAGGGGTATATTATGACTATAAACTATCTTACTTAATCTATCAGCTCCATGTAATTGAGTTATAACTATATCCGGTTTCTCTTTTACTAGAAAACTTTCTAATTTATCGCAGACATTACTAGTATGTATAACTGTTATATTGTTAAGTGTAAAAGTGTTTTCTGTATTATTAGGTCCAATAGTATAACATATATGACCTTTATCTACCAAATTGCTAAATAAGGTATATATACACTTACTAGCTCCACCTAAAACTGGATGAATACTTTCAGAAATATATAAAAATTTCATATTAGCTTCCTAATACTGTTGTTAATCTGTCCTTCATATTACTATATACTACGCTATAACTATAGTTATTAATTACAAAATCTCTAGCTTTATTAGTAATAGGTTTAGTATCTATTTTCTTATTATAGACATCTAATACTAACTTCTTATATTGTTCTCTGTTTGGTTCATCAAATAATACGCCTTTATATTTCTCATCCAAAGATTCTAAAGTAGGTATAGATTTTTGCTCTATAGGTTCTATAGATAATGTATTACCTGTAAAATCTTTCATAGCAGAAGTACTAGTAATTATAGTAGGTATTTCTGAGCTCATAGCTTCTAAAGGAGATAATCCAAACCATTCTCCTCTACTAGGGAATACAAATAGATCTAATGCTCTATATATAGCGGCTAATTCTGTATCTTTGAAGCTATTAAAACTATAAACAACTGTTGGAAAATCTTTATTATCTGATTTAGATTCTATAGCTTGCGTATCTTTTAGTATATATTTAGCACCAAATAAGTCTCCTTTTATAAATAAAGCTACATTACTATCCTTATTAAACATCTCATAATGTGATTGTAATACTATATCTATACCTTTTCTCATAGTATAATCACCCATAAATCCATAAACAAAATCAAATTTAGTTTTTAGTTCATCGCTAATGCTTATAGTTCTTTTATCTGGTTTAAATGTATTAGTATCTACTCCAAAAGGTATATAATATAGTTTTTTCTTAGTAACTTTTTTAGATTTAAGTATAATATCGTAAGCGTTTTTAGAAGGGATCCATACTTCATCTAAATTATCAAAATCTAGAGTATCTGGAACACTATTATATATATCTAGAAACATACCTATATGTTTACAATCAAAACTAGATTTATAAGGTGATAAACTAAGTACGATATCTGGTGTAAAATCTTTTTTAGTGAAATCTATTAATAAATCATAATCTGATTTTGGTAAAATCCCATCATAACTCATTATTTTGGTATCTAATAATCTTACATCTATATCTAATTTATTTAATTCTAACGCTAAAGTCCTACTTACTTTAGTTCTACCAGACATAGAACCGAATGTAAAAGGTGAATAAATCCCCAATTTCATAATTTTCTCCTCTCCAATATTTTCCAAGTTATGGTCCCCGATATTATACCACTAACAAGTACAATCAAAATTGTTAATATAATTAGTTTCATAATTTTACAAATATCGCCATTCTAACATTACCAACATTACCTAAATCTAGTATTGGTAAAACTATCTTAGTATTACTATTAGTATGACTAGATTCTCTTATAGCTTTAGTGATAATTTTGTTAGTTTTATTAATATCATTCTTAATATTCTGCTCGTTCTCTGTATATTTAATAGCTACTAATCCAGCGTTTAGGGCTTTTTGTAGGTCTGGAGATAATTGATTTCCCGCTATAGTTACAAAATCTCCCGGTTCCAATCTCAATCCTAAATCTGGTATTCCTACTCGAGAAGCTGTTCTTGATGTATTGTATATATTCATGAATAAACCTTCTTCTATAATACGGTTAAAACGCTCTAGGATTGGTTTTAAGCCTCTTATATTAATTCTATACATATTTATGTGGCCAGAAACTTTCGGCACTTAACTTTCCATTCATTATTTCCTTTAACCTATTTTTCATTCTTAAAGTAATTACCTTATAATCGTAATTTTCTATTACAAATTGTCTAGCTCTAATTCCTTTATTTTTAGCAGTCTCTCTATCACTATATATATCCCATACAGCATCTCTATAAGATATATAATCTGGATCTGCAAATAAATTATCTTTGTATTGATTAGTTATCCAATCACATCTAGGATCTGGTTTCCAGCCGTTAGATTTTACTGGGTAAGAGATATCTGGTAACATAAACTCTTCCATACTTGTACCGGATGTAGCTACTACAGGTAATTCGCAGCTCATTGCTTCCATAGGGGGTAATCCAAATCCTTCTCCCCTGCTAGGGAATACAAATGCATCTAATGATAAAAGTATCTCCGGTATCATATCATCTGGGTAGGATTGGAAACTATATAATATTATAGGTTTGTTTTTATAAGTTTTAGCCCTAATCTCTTTATGTATCTTTATATCGTTAATTAAGGATTCTCCACTATATATAGTAGCCATATCTTTTGGGAATAATTTAGCACCGTAACTATCTCCTTTTATAAATAAAGCTACTCTACTACTCTCCGTAAATAATTCGTGATGGGCTGTTAAAACTAGATCTACTCCCTTTCTAGCAGAATATCCACATATAATACCATAAACAAAATCGTATCCTGTATTAAAACTATCTGTTATTTTATATTTAGATGGTCTAGGTGAGTATAAATCAGTTTCAACTCCTAAAGGCATATAAGCTAATTTTTCTTTAGGAACTTTACTTGATTCATTGAAAGTAGTAAAGTTAAATTCGGAAGGTACCCATATCTCGTCACATTTGGTACATTGTTGTATAAAAGAAGGTGGGTTGTAAAGTGTCTCAAACATTGACATCCCAATCTTATATCCCTTATGAGATTCATTGTAAGAGAACATACATTGAGGTGCTAAATTAAACCAGATATCAGGTAGAGTATCGAATATAGTAAACTCACTTAATCTATTGAATTCTTCTCTTGAGATTATACCGTCATAACTAAGTTTTGGTATACCGTATAGTTGTAGCTCTACTCCTGAGTCTGCTAAGTTAAACATTATTTGTCTACCAGCTCTAGCAAATCCAGAACTACCAAATACTAATGGGGCAATTATACCTAATCTCATTTATACCTTTAAAAATAATACAGGTCTAACAGGAGAATCACTAGTAACTCTTTTCTTTCTTATATCCTCAGTAATTTTCTCTGATAATATAATACCTAAACTTTTAGCAGTTACCTCATCTACCTTTTCTAAAAATTCTGTTAAGCCTGGTACGTTTTTCTCATTATCTGCAACTTCTATCTTAACTAAACCTTGAGCTACTGCATCTAACAAATTAATAGAGCTAACTACTCTACCGGGCTCTATAAGAACTGGATTCTCTCCTACTCTTAAACTTAGGTCTGATATATAAACAGTAGCCCTAACATTAGGTATTATTTTCATAATTCTATCCTGTTTAATAAACTAGTTAATTTGTATGCCGCTATCTCTAATTCTCTACCTAATCGAGTACTAACACTGGTTACATCATTAGATTGTTTATCTGTGTCTCTTAAAATAGGAGCTAAAATATAAGATAATTGTTCGATTTTACTGTCTATTTCGGCTACTAATTTAAGTGTTTTATAATCTCTTCCTACTTCAACATCTTCTGACTTGGTTCTATAATCTTCCTTTTTATTGGAAGGGAGTGTTTGAAATTTAGGATCTTCTGTTACCATATAATTAATCCCCCTCAATCCCATTGAAACATGCTACGGGTTTCTGGGTCTTGGTTACGTTCCTCTTCTTCTTTTTCAAAAGTACTTCGGGAATTCACATTAGATAATTTTTGATTAATCTCTTCTAGATTTTTTAATATACGATTATCTATAGATGGTTTCTTACCGTTATTAGTAGCTTTACACCATTTAAAAAAATCAGTTTCTCTTCCCTCACTAGGTATATCCTTCATACTAGATACCCAATCACTAGGGGCGTCTTCTGGTTTTATTCTGGGTCTATCTTCTAGGTTACTTTTATCTGTTAAAGAAGGCTGCCCAGATTCACTTAGGGGACCCCCTCTAACTATTCCAGGAGAATCTTTAATAACTTTACCTTCGACTTTAGATTCTTTTATAGGAGCTGTTAAATGGTCTACTAATTTTGATTTCTCTTCTCTTTTAGCTAAAGTTTGAGAGCATTTAATACAGTTAGATTCATCTTCAAATTCTACCCTAACTAGATTAGATGCTTCGTATTCATGGTCTCCGCATAAAGATTTACCAGTATCTTCACCTACTTTAGATACAAAATAATGAGCTTTCCTTAGTTTAGGGGGCCAAGCCCATCCCTCTTTTTCTTCTATAATAGAAGATTCTGTTTCTTCTTTAACTTCTACCTCTTTTTCAACTAAATCTAATTCTAATATTTCTTGCAATTTAGCTGCAAACTCTAAAGTAACTTTGTATATATTTTTTATAGTTTTTAATGAAATATCTTCCATATATACTAATCCTCCTTACACATTTTGACGTTGTCTTGCTAACTCTGCTCGAGCTCTTGCGCCTAGAGTATCTACAGATCCTGCTTTCATTTTTTGCATCTCAACTTCTTCTTTATCTAATTCTTCTGCTAGAGTTAGATCAAATTCATTTAATGGGGCTAAACCGGAAGACATTATTCTCTTATTAACTGCTATCTTTTCGCCTGATTCACAAGCCCTTATATAGCCCTTCTCTTTTGCTATAGAGATAGATCTAGCCCTTTTTAGTCTCTGTACTGTAAAGAATTCCTCTAAATCTACTACTTCGCCTGGTAGTATCTTAAACGCTGGGCCTGTGTTATTAGGTCCCACTATTAGGTCAGGAAATACTATATCTTGATCAGATATGTTACCGAATACATAAACTTCTTTAACTGCTTCTTTTACTTGCTTTTCCATAAACTTAATTATCTCCTTTTTCTAAAAATTAATCAAATATTTTACTCTACTAATTATATATACACAAATCTCCACAATTTGCAATTGGGAGAGAAAATTGGAGAAATGGGCAGAAAAATAGCCCTAAATATGGATATATAAGGAGAGGGGGAGAAGTATATTTAGGGCTAAATTAACTAATATATTAAATAGTTGTAGATGTTTAGGATACGGCAAAACTTTAATCAAGTGTTTAAGTGAAAATTCTAACACCTACAACTTATGATTATATATACGAATTATTTTTGATAATTTCCCTTATAATGGAAATAGGGGGTAAAATACCCCCTATCCCATTTGGTTTAGTTACAACTAAACGGTAAACGTCAACCTTGTCACGCCACGGCTGTTGAACACTGACATGCCTAACAGTTCGTAGCCTACGAAGCCTAGCCATAAATTATCCGGCGATATTGTTACTAATCTATATTATATAGACTGGATAAGATATTTCTACTTATCTTCTTATCTTTCGATAAGCTCCGGACTATGTCACTATCTTTATTTGATAAAGATACTATGCACTTATTTATAATAATTTATAAATGTTAGTCTCTGAACCCTATTATATATAAAATATAATATTGGCTGCAAGTTGGCATAATAAATTAATACCTTAGCTTTCTTGCAATTCACATAGTTATCATTATACCATTACTGATATAAGCGACCTAAGAATAATTTTCTTATACTCGAAACAACTATGAAATAAAGGATCTACTAATTTGTGAAGTTTTCTATGTTCTTCAAAAGAAAAATGTAAATAAGGTTGAAGTACGTATTTTCCTTTTGACCACCTTATTGTAGGTATAATATCGTATTTATTCTTTAAAGCTTGTATTAAGATTTCGTTATCCTCTTTTGTAAAGCCTTGAGTACATAAATCGCTGTACCACTTTGTTGTGTGACCATCATCTTGATACCATACAGCTACTGTTAAGGGATCTAAATAATCTATTATATTAACGGGAATTATCTTTATATCTCCAACTTTAAATAAATCCGAAAACTCTTTAAATTTCTCATAACAAATAGTATCAAACATAAAATTACCATCGGTCATTTCAGTTATCTTTAGAGAAAAAGGTTCTAATGTTTCAGCCTTCCACTCTAAATAAGCTTTTCGTTCTTTACACTGACCGCATGTTAAGTAGTAGTTTGTACCCTTTTTTAATTTACGAATACAGCCGTCTCCTAATATACTACCTATTATTACTGATCTTTGTATAGGTGTAAACTCTACTTGTTTTAGTGTTAGTAATCTAGCTTTATGAGATTTATTAGCTATAACTGATCTACTTCTTACTATACCGAACTCTTTAATTTTAGCAGTTATAGTATCATAACAACTATTATACTTAATAGCTAACTGACCTATACTAAGTCCCATCTCTAACATTTCATATTCTAAAAGTTCTTTAGTCATATATGAAACATCGTGTTTTAGATATATACTAGCGGCTCTTAGATCTTTATGGATAGTACCGTCACCATATCCATATTTAGCAGCTATTTGTTCTACGGTTAATCCTAAAGTGAAGAGTTCATATTCTAATTGATCCTTAGTAAAAGGTATTCTCTTCTCTTTAGCTAAACCGTATTTACGTAAATATCTCTGTATAGTAGTTAAATTACAAGAGTATTTAGAAGCTATTTGTTTTTGATTTAAATTATTAGTTAGATCTTCTATTAGTTGTTCTTTTAGCATAACCTTAAATTATCCTTTATTAATCGTCTCATTTTTGTTATATTTAGTTACTAAATAAGTATATATTTCTATAAACTACTTTGTATTACTACAAAGATCCGACTACGTCATATACCTAATAATTTTAGGTACCCCAACATTTATTTATAAAATCTCTCTTATAAATTTTAGTCTGTGAACCTACCTCTAATAATATACACTTTTACGAGGATTGGCTGCAAATTATCCTATATAAGGATTTCCTTGCAATTCATTGGGTTTTCGACTACCATTTCTGATAGAAGCCGTAATTAATATTGCGGGTATAACTTGGGTATCACGCCTAAACGGCATCCAAGCTAAAAATTTCGGGCTAGTCATTATGTACATTGTACCGTAAGCTACTTGATCACTGACGTAAAAATCTGCGCCCCATAAATTACCTAAGTAACCTGTTTCACGGATTTCTTGAAGAGCCAATTGATCCAAAACAGTCCATTCCCACGAACGGATATCTCTTGTACCATAGGCACTCATTAGAACTGAAGCGACTGGAAGTCTCCAACGCTCAATTTGTGCGAACGCATCAGCTAATGCAGCTTTTGTTAAAGCACCCGATTTTTATTACTGTTTACTAAGTAAACGGATGAGATATTTCTACTCATCTCTATATATTACTATATAGCCTAGTACTATATCATATATACTTAAAGTATATTCGTGCGCTTAGTTATGCAATCACTTACATAACTTTTAGTCGTTGATCCTTATATAAGGATACTGATTGTCTACTCATGTAGATGTTCCAGTAGTTCACACGATTTAATGTAGCCAATTACTTGTATCAGCTACAGCTACGCCAGCGTTTGGGCCGGCGGCCCCACTCTTATTAATGTACTCCTTATCTGTGAGTACTCTCAAGTCATTTCTGCTTGAGTCTGTACTTTTATCTATTAGTACAGATTAGACTAGATCATCTATAGCTAAACTATAGCCTCGGGCTCATATATAGTATCACTACTACATGTTTTAGTCGTTACACCATTAATTTCTTAAAATCCTATAGACCTACTATTTATAACGTTATATCCCAATTTGGTTTTTACTAAAAAATACTATTCTAATATTAATTAAGAATTAATCATTATTAATTAAACTAGTTATTAATGATATAATATTTTATTTCTGTGACCGACATTAGATATTACGAACTAAATCTGGGATAAACTCTTCCTATTTTACTTTTTCTTGATAAAAACCTCCTATAAGCCAAAAAATATTTTTACGGGATAATAAAAATACAAAAAACAGCTTATAGGAGGAAGTTAACTATAACCTGTTTTAAGCCTCTTATAATTCTAGTTAATTATATATAAATCTTTTAGGAATGGCTTAAAACGGTGAATAAACGTGTTTAGGAGGGTAGAAATAGTAGATCTAAAAAGAAATTATTGGCTCGGTATTGTCCTATATTTTAGGAGATCCACCGAGTTCACGAGGTTTATACAGCACTAAAAAATTTCATGCTGTGGCTAATAGGCTAAAACCTATTAGGTCTTCCATATATTGTTAATATACTCAAATGAGTATTTTCAAGTCATTTCTGCTTGAATCTTTATATCACTATAAAATATCGGTACTATATCATATATAGATTATAATCTATACCTCCATGCTTGCTTATAGAATCTCTCCTATAAACTATAGTCTCTACACTTATACTTTTAGTATAAGTTCGGTATTGTCTATTATTAGTAGATATCCACCGAATTCATGAAGTTTTAATTGCGCCAATTTTTACACTATAAGTTAAAATTCCCAGTTCGGGATATATTTAGCAAACTTCCTTTGTAATTTAATATATGGAGTTCGCTCTATTATATCTAACTTTTCTTCTGGGTACTCTCTATGGAAAAACTCTACTTTTTTAATAGCTTCCTCAAACCAATGACCTTTAATCTCTACCCAACTATTTAAGTGGGGTAAATAAAAGTCAGGTCTGTAAGTATCATCATCAGAAAATATAAATACTTTATATTCGTATCTATATTCTACTCCTAAGAATACCATTAATCTAGCAAAATTAGCTTCCCAACTACTTCTTACAAAATGTCCTAAATCTGATCTATATCCAGACCTTCCTTGACTCCTACCTATAACATCTGGAGCTTTAAGTCTACCAGACTTAAACCCTTCTTTCCTAGTTTTACTGACTTTAGAAGCAACTAAAGCTACTGTTTCATTAGTTTCTTTAGTTAGACCTTTATTCCAAGGAATAAGTCCTAACTCATATACTCTATTAGCTTTAGCGTTTTCAGCACATACCTTCATTCTATCATCCGTATCTTTAGTTAAACCTTTATTCCAAGCTGGATACTTTACCTTTTGTCTGGCTGCAGATACTTTCTCTCCTGATTTTTTTACTCTTTCATCTGTTTCTTTAGTAAGTCCCTTATTCCAACCACCTTTATATTGACCATCTTGTATACTCATTAAATTAAACCTCCATAATTTTTAATAGTAATTAAATTTGAGATATAATTATATAATACACAAAATATTGAATTGGTACAGGGAGGAGAGAACGTATTTTTGTAAGAAGTTCTTAGAAAAGTTGACTTTTTTAACTATGAAGTATATAAACCTACTTATAGTGTTCGTTTACGGGACGCAATTCCATTCCCCAAATCAGTTTGTCTTTCATCAATGTTAATATAAGTACTCTTATATAAGTACTCACTTTCAAGTTATTTCTACTTGAATCTATATATCGCTACATAGAATCGGATCATATCTTCAATCTTAATAGATTGTTAGGTGCTTATTATCTAGATCTCTCTATATAATTTTGATCTCTGAACCTCATTAAGAGGATGCTGATTATCTATAAATAGATTTTCCAGCAGTTCACCTAATTAAGAGCCAATATTATTTAGCTCTGTCAAGTGCCTTGAATCTCTATATTTATTACAATGGATAAGATATTTCTACTTATCTCTATATATCACTATACAGTATCGACCATGT